GACCTGACGCTCTTTTTCGTCAACCCGGACAGAGGCGTGATGACAATATGGTCTTTCCGATGGCTCATAAAGAAAATTAACCTGATTACGTGGGTCATCCTCTTTTACCGGAAATAAAACAATATTACTTAACTCATCTTCTGGTTTGATTTCCATGCTCCTCTCCTTTGATGCGAATACCAGCAACACGTAGTACGTGCTCTAAATCAGCCAGATAAATCCAGCAGCCATTTTCTTTAGGTATCATGACGTGGCGCTCATCAGCATTTATCGGATGTCCATATCGAAGGCCGTAGCGAGTCGGTAAATGAACTTCCCGCGCTTCCAGCTCTTTAACGCGCTCCTCGAGTTCGTAGACTCTGCATTGTTCTTCATCATCAATCAGATATAACCCTAGACATTCGCTTTCTACCCAGCCACCGAAATCATGATCGTAACGCTCACACGAAAACTCACCATCGCTGTCCTTTGTTGGAATGGTGTAACTGTCTAATGGGCCACCATACGTCGGTACATTTCCCAATTTCGGATGCTCAATCCACATGAAAAATGCACGTCCGGTTATTGGGCAAATATCTGGTCGCCATTGGTTACTCACTGTTTGCCTCCTGGAAAATAACTGTATGCCCCAGCTTCTCCGCCAGTGCCAGTTCTGCCTTAGCGCCTGCCGACCGCTGCCAGCCTTTCAGCATGTAAATCGCATCCACGCAGCGTATCATTGACATGCAAATATCCATGTAGTGCGGCTGTGTCAGCCCGTCCGGAAGTACTGCCGGGTTTAAGACTGTATGCCCTTCCCGTTTCAGTTCCTCTTCCGCCTTGTGGAACGCCTCACGGTTGAAATTTTTATACCCGGTCATCGGACCGGCGATATAAACCCTCACCCTCACTCCATCACCTCCTGAAAATTACCCCGATAGAACGCCAGCACACGCTGCATAACTTCGCTCTGGCGGCACTCACGACAAATTATGTTCTGCCGTCTGTTGTAACGACGTATTTCTCCGTCAGGTAACTTTCGAATCAGTGTCGGGTCAGCAGCCTTCTCCGGTGTCTTACGCCATACGCGATACGCCTGCTCTGATAGAAATACCCCGCAACCAGAGAGCCAGACATCACCACTGGCCGCAAGCGCACCAGATAAACGACGAATAGCGGTCTTACTGACACCCGTTTTATCTGCCAGTTGTCGAAAAGTTTCTCGTCCGCTCAGGCGCACGAATTCCACAATGCGCGCCTTCACTTCTTCCCGCTCTTCTGGTGTAAATACTTTTGCCATAAGCGCCTCCGGCAATCACTTTTCCGACACAATACGACCGGATGAATCGACAATCTGCCGAACAATATCCCGGTGCTTGTTCAGCTCCCGCAGCGCGGCGCAGACTCGCTCCCACTTCTGAACATCACTTTTCGCCCTGCGCAGCGCCAGGTTTGCCCTGCGAAGGGACGGAAAAATCAGCTCATCTGCTTGCGTTTCGGTAAACGATGGCAACGGCTGCACAATGTCCGCCACAGTTTCTGTTTTAATTTCTTCCTGTGTTGCGGCTTCCCGGACTGGTAACGCAGCACCTGCTGGCTGAGGAAAGGCCTTACCATCACTTTCCGTTACCAGCGCGGCTTTCGGCTCTGCTGGTAAATTATCGCCCGGCATGCAGTAACGAAATCCACCGTTCTGATTAACGCGTGCCAGCCGCCCCGTTGCGGTTACCACCGCCAGCGTGGAAGCAACCTTGCGAGTACTGACACCGAACTTACCCGCTATTTCTTCACAGGTTTTAGCCCCCTCCTGAGCGATAAACTCAATCATCATGTTAGCGCTAACTTTTGGAGCGACCTCTTCGGTCAGCATATCCTGTGTTTCAGATTTTACTGGCCGCTCTTCGGTTACCCGGGATTCACCTTCGACAGCCAGAAACCAGGTGTGACCCGTTTTATCAACAACGCCATTTTTTTTGAGCTCCCACAGTTCGTTGAGAACTTCTTCACGGCTGATATCAATTCGTGCCGCCAGTTCAACAGAATTGGCTTTTCCCATCGCTTTCAGTGCATGTAATACGGTTTCCATCGAAAATTCACCTCGTTAAAAATTCTCACATACCCTGACGTCCAACGTTTGACCGCCAGCTCTCCCAGTTAAAATTCACCCAACGACCACCGTTCATGGTCATCCGGTCCATAATCCTCTCACCAAGAAGCGTGCTCATTGCGGCATGATTCAGGTTTGTCAGCATCCCGACACTGCGCAGTGATGCCGTCCGGCGGTCAACAATCTGGTGCAGTACCACCTGCTCGTTTTTCGTCTCACGCTGGATGCCAATTTCGTCAAGAACCAGGAGGTCCACTTCGCACAGTTCACGCAAAAATTTTTCGCCTGACTGCCCGTCGTCATAGCTGGCGTGCAGGGCGCTCATAACATCAGCCACGGTAACCACAATCACTGTCTGACCGTCTTTCAGCAGGCGATTCCCGATAGCTGCCGCTAAGTGATTCTTCCCGGTACCAGGTTTTCCGCTGAACGCAAAATTTGTATACCCGGTCATCAGTTCATCAGCGATGGATTTCGCCTGGCTTAACGCGTATCGCTGGCCGTCGTTCTGCACCTGGTAATTCGCAAACGAGCATTTACGGTGCAACGGCTGGATGCCAGAGCGATTCAGAATTTTTTCCACCCGCAACTGACGATTCAGACGGTTGATCTCCTCGCAACGTTTCTGGCCTTCAGTAAGTTGCCACTCACGCCACTCCGCAACCGTTCTGAATGGGGCGGTTACATGTGGTGGGGTCAGTCTGCGGATACGCTCCAGAACGCCGCCTGTCGCAATATTTTTCATGGTCTGTTACCCCCTGAAGCCTGGCGGGATCGCACTGTCCGGCAACGAGACGGTGTTAACCTGTCGGAGCAACGTCTCAGGCCGAACACCTTTCGGTACGAACAAGCCCTGGTATTCATTGGCGATGCTGTGTCGAATCACCTGCTCAGGTGTAAAACCCTGCTGACGGAATTTTTCCAGTTCCCGTATCGCCCCGTTAGCGCCCTGCTCCGTTCGAATCGGTTTTCGCAATGCCTGCCTGAACTGAACCCACTCATGCCAGAGTGTTTCCGGCAACCAGTCAGGCAGCTCGATAGCCTCCGGCTCGAATTTTTTAGACGCTCGTTTTTGGCGAGGGGGATTTAGGGGGAGATCAGTATTTATATCTTCCTCTTCCTCTTCCTCTGGTAACGCTTTTTGATCCGTTTGTGTAACGCTGCCAGCGTTACCTTTTCGTTTCAGTTCGCGTATTTTTGTAACTCGCTCGTTTGTAACCGCCCGTTTTTTAGAGCTTTTCCCGTTATGACGTTCAAAGTTAGGTAGAGAAAGCCCACCGTCATTTTCGACCAGCCATCCAACCTGAATTAACGCATCAGCAAAACCAGCCATAAAAGTGATGCGATCTATTGCACTTTTTGTAACGCCGCGAGCGTTACAATCTGCATTACCGTCTATCATTTGTTGATCCGCCCATGCCCAGAAGCGAATAACCTTCCCTAATGCGGCATCTGGATCAATATTCAGAATCTCAGCAAGCCTGAATATTTCCGGCTTATCCGGCGTAATAACCTCGAGCTTTATCCAGTTTGAAGCCATTTGTTTTCACCTTGTAACGCTCGCAGCGTTACATTTAACTGATACCGAACAAAACAATCCGGCACGATTAATTTCAATCAATGCACTACGACAGAATCGCCGGGCGACCCACCACCGCTGAAATGTGCTTTCCGGTAAACGGCCTGGACTGCATCATCATGCGCATCAATTGCCGTACTCAACGCTTCCTGCGCCGCCAGTAATGCACGGCGTTCCAGGGTATCGAAGATGCAGAGTCGGTGACGCAGCTCGCGCGGAAGAATTGCCAGAACCGCAGGGATCAGTTTCTGAATTTTTTCCCTTTGCGCTTTCGTTTCACCTTTTAACCAACGGTGATAGATGTTCTGCTGATTATTCCAGTCCTTGCCTGGTACCAGGGGCAATTCGCCGCCTCCCTGGCGCAGATATTCTTCAGTAATTGCACTGGCTACCCATGCCTGCCCTTTTTCAGCTGCCAGGGCTAACAGCACTGATTCGATGTGCTCATGCCTGATTTTCATGAATCAACTCCTGTGTATTTTGTGTGTTAGCCTTACATCCAACAGGTAAACCGTCGGTTGGATTCGGGTAGATATCAGGCCGGAGTTCATGAGGTGTAACCTCGAAATTCGTTACTTCAGCAACACGTAATGCTTTTTCAGGGCTGAATCTTTCATAGCCCCCCAGCACTCGACTTACATGCACCTGAGATAAACCCGTTAGCTTCCCAAACTGTAGCTGGGTGATATGTTTCTCTTTTAAATAGTCTCTTAAGTTCATAGCCAACCTTCTACGTTATGCCTCGAGCAAATATTAGCCCTACTAATTTTAAAGATCAATAGTCAGACTATCTTTGATAATATTGGTAAAACAAATAAACTCTATGTATGAAAAAAACACGCGAAGTGATTGCAACTCCAGAAGCGAGCAAGAATTTAAAAGCCGCATGGAATGCAAGAAAAAAAGAGCTGAAGCTGACTCAAGAGTTGGCGGCTGAGTTGTTGGGATTCGAATCTCAAGGCACCGTTAGCCAGTATCTGAACGGCAAGATACCGGTAAATACCGACGCTGCGCTAAAATTTGCGGCTCTGTTAAAGGTAAAACCAGAGGACATTCGAGAAGACCTTAAAGACTTAATGAATTATGTAAGATCATCAGATACTTATGATGATAGCTTTTCAGGCAAAGGATGGAGGCTGGTCAATGAAGAACAGGCAGAGTTACTTAACCTCTTCGAGATTCTACCTGCGTCAGAAAAAGCCAAACTCCTTAACCAGCTACGTGGACTAAACAAGCTCTACGAGGAAGCCTTCGAGAACATGCTGGCACTAAAGAAACGTAACCAGTAGCCACCGCTCACTACCCCACCCACAACAAAAAAAAACCGACGTCTTAGTCGGTTTTTTTTGTGCCATAACTTCTGCAAATCAGCTGTATAACTAATATTTTTCCCTTGAAAAAACATTTACATAGTTACAAAATCAAAAATATAATACGCCTTGCTGTTGACTTAAAATATACGCGTCACTAATATTTCTATCGAGAACAGCACGGCGCTGTAGGTTTTAGTTCCGCCACCCGGCGTTAAGGGAAAAGATTTGAGGTGATGTATGACGGGAGTGAAAATAGCGCCTATCAAACTTACCATAGACGCTACAGAAGTAACGGAACACTTTAGTGCGATACATGGGTTATTTAAACTTCCACCCGCTGCCTTTGAGGGTGTTCCGGAGCATGTCATTGACTTGTTTCTGAACTACATTTTTTCCTTGCTTAATAACATCGTCCTTAGTGATTTCTCGACCACATTCGGCACAACTAACGCCAACGAAATTAGTGTCAAAGTCAAAATCATCGGGCCGCTTGAGCATCTCACTGCCGCAATCAGGGCAGGCAACCTTCAAGGTCTGATTTTCGAGCATAGAAAAATCCTTCCATCTGTTGGGGGATATTCAGATTAACCTAATTTTCGCTGTTGGGGAATAACGAAAACCACCGAAGCCCGGAGGTGGTGAAATAAAACCGGGCACAACACGAAGGCGCATTTCCGATATCCATAAAGAGTCGGTCTTGTCTGTTAAATTTAAATGGTGGGAGTGCGCCTCCGGTTGTAAATAACGACATTGCTGTGTGTAGTCCTGGCGGCATCAGTTTTTTCTTGAAGTTCGGCTGATGTCCGCCCTTTTTTAAGTGAATTTTGTGATGCGGTGAATGCGGCTAAGCGCACGTGGCACAGTTAAAAGTCATGTTAGTCCTTATTGGTTTGGGTGGGAAAGCCGACTGTAATTGTTAACTGGTTGCAGTCACCTGGAGGCACCAGGCACCGCATCAACAAAGTTCATTTGTAAAAATGGAGATAATTATGATTGCACATCACTTCGGAACTGATGAAATACCACGTCAGTGTGTGACTCCTGGCGATTATGTTCTTCATGAAGGCCGGACATATATTGCCTCGGCAAACAATATTAAAAAGCGAAAACTATATATTCGTAACCTGACCACAAAAACATGCATTACTGACCGCATGATTAAAGTCTTCCTCGGTCGTGATGGTTTACCTGTAAAGGCGGAGTCATGGTGATGACTAAGAAAATAAAATGTGCTTACCACCTTTGCAAAAAAGACGTTGAAGAAAGCAAAGCTATTGAAAGAATGCTTCACTTCATGCACGGGATTTTATCAAAAGACGAACCGAGAAAATATTGCAGTGAATCTTGTGCCGAAAAAGACCAGATGGCACATGAACTTTAATTAATTGACTATTCGAAACTGAATTTATGCCAGAAATGGCAGGTATTCGCTCAACCTTAATTAAGGAGAAAAACATGATTACCAATTATGAAGCCACTGTTGTAACTACCGATGACATTGTTCACGAGGTGAATCTGGAAGGAAAGCGCATTGGCTACGTAATTAAAACAGAAAATAAAGAAACCCCATTCACTGTGGTTGATATCGATGGTCCATCAGGCAACGTAAAAACACTTGATGAAGGTGTCAAAAAAATGTGCCTGGTGCATATCGGAAAGAATCTGCCCGCAGAAAAAAAAGCCGAATTTCTGGCAACTCTAATTGCAATGAAATTAAAAGGTGAAATCTGAAAGAAATAGCCTGCGTATGGCGCAGGCTATGAACAGTGTGTATCCGGCAAGATCATTCACTGAACAAAACGAATTTTAATCTGAGTTGAGGTTAAAAAACAATGAGCACCGATAAACAAGTTTACCCACTGTATTACGAAGCAAAAAATGACAAAGTCAGAAAACGTCTCGGTATTAAAGGCGGTTTTTACTGGGCTGAAGCGAAAAAATTATCCATTGCCATCTCCCGTGGTGCTGTTGCGATTGATGATGCTGGCTACGATGAAGATGACTTCAAAAAACCTGTTCGCGTCAATTTGCCCGTTGTTGATGACCTCCCGCCAGAAGGCGTATTTGATACGGAATTCTGCAACCGTTACGAAAAAGGCGGGGAAGATGGCATCACAATGGTATTTATCGCGCCCTCATCCTCTGCGCAGGACAAACCAGCCAGCACTGACAATACCAATGTTAATGGCGAAGACATGACGGAGATTGAGGAGAATATGCTACTCCCGATTTCCGGTCAGGAGCTGCCCATTCGCTGGCTTGCTCAACACGGCAGCGAAAAACCGGTGACGCACGTTTCACGCGACGAACTCCAGGCATTACACATTGCACGAGCTGAAGAACTACCAGCTGTTACTGCCCTGGCTGTTTCCCACAAAACCAGCCTGCTCGACCCGCTGGAAATTCGCGATCTCCACAAACTGGTGCGTGATACTGACAGAGTTTTCCCTAATCCAGGCAATTCAAGCCTGGGGCTGATGACTGCTTTTTTCGAAGCATACCTGGACGCAGACTACACCGATCGTGGTCTGCTGACAAAAGAGTGGATGAAAGGAAATCGTGTTTCACGCATCACGCGCACGGCTTCCGGCGCTAATGCTGGCGGCGGGAACCTCACCGATCGCGGCGAAGGTTTCGTTCACGATCTGACGTCACTGGCGCGCGACGTAGCCACTGGCGTACTGGCTCGTTCAATGGACGTGGACATTTATAACCTTCATCCGGCACACGCTAAACGTGTCGAGGAAATTATCGCTGAAAATAAACCGCCCTTTTCTGTTTTCCGCGACAAATTCATCACCATGCCTGGCGGGCTGGATTATTCCCGCGCCATCGTGGTTGCGTCCGTAAAAGAAGCACCAATTGGGATCGAGGTTACCCCCGCACACGTCACTGAATATCTGAACAAAGTACTGACTGAAACTGATCATGCCAACCCTGATCCGGAAATCGTGGATATTGCCTGCGGTCGTTCCTCTGCCCCGATGCCGCAGCGTGTAACAGAAGAAGAAGAAAAACAGGATGATGAAGAAAAACTGCAACCATCTTGCGCAATGGCAGATGAACAGGCAACGGCTGAAACAGTGGAACCGGATGCAACTGAACATCATCAGGACACGCAGTCGCTGGATGCTCAGTCACAGGTAAATTCTGTTGATGCGAAATATCAGAAACTGCGGGCAGAACTCCATGAAGCCCGGAAAAACATTCCGCCCAAAAATCCTGTCGATGCAGACAAATTACTGGCTGCCTCTCGCGGAGAATTTGTTGAAGGGATTAGCGACCCGAATGATCCGAAATGGGTTAAGGGGATCCAGACCCGCGACTCTGTGTACCAGAATCAGCCAGAAACGGAACATAACGACCAGAAAGCGGAACAGAACGACCCAAATACGCAACAAAACGAGCCAGAAACGGAACAGCCTGAGCCAGTAGTGCAACAACAGGAAACGGAGAAAGTTTGCATCGCCTGCGGTCAGGCTGGCGGCGGCAACTGTCCTGACTGCGGCGCGGTGATGGGCGACGCAACGTATCAGAAAACCTTTAATGAAGAAAATCAGAATGAATATCAGGAAAAAGGTCTGGAGGAAATGGAAGGTGCTGAACATCCGCACAAGGAGAACGATGGCAGCGATCCGCATCGCGATTGCAGTGATGAAACTGGCGAAGTCGCAGATCCCGTAATCGTAGAAGACATAGAGCCAGGTATTTATTACGGAATTTCGAATGAGAATTACCACGTAGGTCCCGGTGTCAGTAAGTCTCAGCTCGATGACATTGCTGATACTCCGGCACTGTATTTGTGGCGTAAAAATGCCCCCGTGGACAACACAAAGACAAAAACGCTCGATTTAGGAACCGCTTTCCACTGCCGGGTACTTGAACCGGAAGAATTCAGTAACCGCTTTATCGTAGCACCTGAATTTAACCGCCGTACAAACGCCGGAAAAGAAGAAGAGAAAGCGTTTCTGATGGAATGCGCAAGCACAGGAAAAACGGTTATCACTGCGGAAGAAGGTCTGAAAATTGAACTCATGTATCAAAGCGTTATGGCTTTGCCGCTGGGGCAATGGCTTGTTGAAAGCGCCGGACACGCTGAATCATCAATTTACTGGGAAGATCCTGAAACAGGAATTTTGTGTCGGTGCCGTCCGGACAAAATTATCCCTGAATTTCACTGGATCATGGACGTGAAAACTACGGCGGATATTCAACGATTCAAAACCGCTTATTACGACTACCGCTATCACGTTCAGGATGCATTCTACAGTGACGGTTATGAAGCACAGTTTGGAGTGCAGCCAACTTTCGTTTTTCTGGTTGCCAGCACAACTATTGAATGCGGACGTTATCCGGTTGAAATTTTCATGATGGGCGAAGAAGCAAAACTGGCAGGTCAGCTGGAATATCACCGCAATCTGCGAACCCTGGCTGACTGCCTCAATACCAATGAATGGCCAGCTATTAAGACGTTATCACTGCCCCGCTGGGCTAAGGAATATGCAAATGACTAAGCAACCACCAATCGCAAAAGCCGATCTGCAAAAAACTCAGGGAAACCGTGCACCAGCAGCAATTAAAAATAACGACGTGATTAGTTTTATTAACCAGCCATCAATGAAAGAGCAACTGGCAGCAGCTCTTCCACGCCATATGACGGCTGAACGTATGATCCGTATCGCCACCACAGAAATTCGTAAAGTTCCGGCGTTAGGAAACTGTGACACTATGAGTTTTGTCAGTGCAATCGTACAGTGTTCACAGCTCGGGCTTGAGCCAGGTAGCGCCCTCGGTCATGCATATTTACTGCCTTTTGGTAATAAAAACGAAAAGAGCGGTAAAAAAAACGTTCAGCTAATCATTGGCTATCGCGGCATGATTGATCTGGCTCGCCGTTCAGGTCAAATCGCCAGCCTGTCAGCCCGTGTTGTCCGTGAAGGTGACGAATTTAATTTCGAATTTGGCCTTGATGAAAAGTTAATACACCGCCCAGGAGAAAACGAAGATGCCCCGGTTACCCACGTCTATGCTGTCGCAAGACTGAAAGACGGAGGTACTCAGTTTGAAGTTATGACGCGCAAACAGATTGAGCTGGTGCGCAGCCAGAGTAAGGCTGGTAATAACGGGCCATGGGTAACTCACTGGGAAGAAATGGCAAAAAAAACGGCTATTCGTCGCCTGTTTAAATACCTGCCTGTCTCAATTGAAATCCAGCGTGCAGTATCAATGGATGAAAAGGAACCACTGACAATCGATCCGGCAGACTCCTCTGTATTAACCGGGGAATACAGTGTGATCGATAATTCAGAAGAATAATTCAGCCTGGCGGTGTAATGCACCGCCAACGCGAGACAGTTTTTATGACAAAAATTATGAGATATGACGATGTTAAACCATGTCCGTTTTGTGGTTGTCCATCTGTTACAGTGAAAGCAATTTCAGGATATTACCGGGCAAAATGCAACGGATGCGAATCCCGAACTGGCTATGGTGGAAGTGAAAAAGAAGCACTCGAAAGATGGAATAAACGAACTACTGGAAATAATAATGGAGGTGTTCATGTATAAAATAACTGCCACTATTGAAAAAGAAGGTGGCACTCCTACTAACTGGACAAGATATTCAAAATCTAAATTAACGAAATCAGAATGCGAAAAAATGCTCTCAGGGAAAAAAGAAGCAGGCGTGTCCAGAGAGCAGAAAGTAAAGCTGATAAATTTTAATTGCGAGAAACTTCTGTCCTCGTGAGTTGCATTATATACAAATTAGAACTTCATAGCTGATTATTAAAAATCAACCACACCCGCCAGTATTCTGTATATTTACTGGCGGTCATATCGTAAGAGGTATGGCAATGAATCTTGTGACACTCAAAACGTGGGGAAAACTCAGATATCCGGATAACCCACCATCAATATCAACGCTGAGACGATGGGCAAGGAATGGAAACATTTATCCTGCACCTGAACTACACGGGAGGAGTTACAGGGTGGTTCCGGAAGCTTTCTATATCAACCCAAATAAGGTTGATACCGATATAACACACCATCAGCCTAATGGGCGACAAGGGAGAGACAGTCCGTTACTGGAGAAGTTAAAACATGCAGCGGAAAAAATACGATCCCAATTTGCCTAAAAACTTAACATATCGAAGGAGGGACAAAGCATATTACTGGCGCAACCCTCTGACGAAAGAAGAATTTACACTAGGTAAAATTTCAAGAAGAGATGCAATCGCGCAGGCAATTGAAGCAAATCATTATATATACAAAAACTACTCTACTGCTGCCTTAATTGAAAAACTTAAAGGGTTCGACTCATTTACTATGGCAGACTGGATTGAACGTTACAAAACGATTCTTATAAGGAGAAAAGTGTCCAGAAATACTTATAAAATTCGGGTAAATCAACTGGAGACAATAAAAGAAAAATTGGGAGAGATTTTACTGACAGAAATAACCACTCGCCATATTGCCGAGTTTCTTGATTTGTGGATTGAAGGAGGGAAAAACACGATGGCAGGATCAATGCGTTCTGTGTTATCTGATATGTTCCGCGAGGCCATTGTTGAAGGACGTATATCTCAAAATCCAGTAACACCAACAAGAGCACCGAAAATAGTAGTTACAAGAGAACGACTGAAACTAAAGACATACAACTGCATCAGGGAGGCAGCAGATCAACTTCCGGCATGGTTCCCATTAGCTATGGATTTAGCCCTTGTAACAGGACAACGTCGCGAAGACATAACGAATATGCGGTTCAGTGATATTTATGATGATCGTCTCCACATCAGGCAAATTAAGACAGGAATGATGATTGCTATCCCCTTGTCACTCAGCCTTCCTGTCGCTGGCCTACGGCTTGGTACAGTAGTTGAACGGTGCCGCCTGGTAAGCCGGGGAGATTATCTAATCAGTGCCGGGATTAGAAAAAACAGCCCTGACGGCAGCATTCACCCGGATGGCCTGACAAAAAAATTTGTCGCAGCCAGAAAATTAACAGGTATTCAGTTCAGTGAAAACCCACCAACTTTTCACGAGATCAGAAGTCTGGCTGGACGATTGTACAAAGAAACATGTGGAGAAGAATTTGCCCAGCGCCTACTTGGTCACACATCGGAGAAGACAACAAAACTGTATCTTGATGAGAGAGAAAAAACGTACTTACTGCTCTGATTTTTACGTAAATGGATTGTTAAATGTATTTTGGTTGTGATATAACCAAAAAAGACCGGAATACAGAAATTCGAGTAAATTTCGGGGAATTTCGGGGAGACGTTTGCAACTAATTGATTTTAAATACAATTAAAAAAAGACCGAATACGATTCCTGTATTCGGTCCAGGGAAATGGCTCTTGGGAGAGAGCCGTGCGCTAAAAGTTGGCATTAATGCAGGCTTAGTTGCCTTGCCCTTTAAGAATAGATGACGACGCCAGGTTTTCCAGTTTGCGTGCAAAATGGTCAATAAAAAGCGTGGTGGTCATCAGCTGAAATGTTAAAAACCGCCCGTTCTGGTGAAAGAACTGAGGCGGTTTTTTTATTGGAAATCAAAAGGCTATTTTAGGTAATTAACAGAGTTTTTCAGCTCGTTCTATAAACGGTGCCAGACTCATTTTTTCGCCGGGATTGTTAGGATCATCAATCTGAATCACCGAAATGGGTTGGGCATTGGTCTTCCCACTGGCAACTTCCTTTTGTGCGATATCGTTTAAAGGATACTGCACGAGGGTACTCGGATTAATAACATACAAAGCATTACCCGGTCGGCAAGTCAGCATCACCTCTTCGCGATTAAACGCCCATTTGTCTTTACCCACTTCAAAACGACTGACGGTAATCACCTGCGGTGCAGCCAGCGCCGCTGCAGAACTGGTGAGTAACAGAAACGCCAGAATACTTTTTTTCATCAT